TAACGAAATACAAGGTATAGTGTCATATGCACTACTTGATCGCTCACAAGAAAACGGATAATTTATTTGCAATTTTTAAAAAATATTGGTATTTAAGAATATGGACGTAATACATTGCAAATCAGAAGTTACCATCAAAAACAAAAAAACTGGTAAAGTTTATAAAGATGAAGATGAAGCACAAAAAGACATCCAAGATAAAGCCACTGACACAAACGAAAGTGACATACAAAGGGATGTTAACATTATCGTCCCTGAGTTATCACTGGACGGAGAAACGGATTGACTCCATTAGGTGGGACTGAGCTTCAACACAATTTTTTAAATAAATATGTAGATCATGATTTACTTAGTAACTTCTCTATTTGTACATCAGTTCCTGAAAAAATACCTTTAGATCAAAACAAAATAAATATTCTTTGGCAAAAAAATGCTCCCAATCAACCAAATATAGCTCCGTGGTTTAAAGATAAATCTAACCACACAAAATATGATTGGTATGTTTTTAATTCTAGTTGGAACTATGAAAAGTATAGAGATCTTTATGATTTGCCAACTGATAGATGTCATGTCATAAAAAATGGTGTAACAAATTTTCCTGAAAGACAAGTTTATAAAAAAGGCGATACACTAAGAATGATATTTCATCCAACGCCCTGGCGTGGTTTAAATGTTTTATTAGCCACCATGCAATTACTTGAAAAAGAAAATATTGAATTAGATGTTTATAGTAGTTGTAAAATTTATGGTGAAGATTTTGAAAAAGATAACGATGAACAGTATCAAGATTTATATGACCAAGCAAAAACTTTACCAAATGTAAATTATCTAGGTTATAGACCAAATGAATTTATTTTAAGTAAATTACCATACTATCACATGTTTGCTTACCCTAGTATCTGGGAAGAAACTTCATGTATATCTTTGCTTGAGTCGATGGCGGCAGGACTGTATTGCGTAGTAACTAACTATGGAGCTTTATATGAAACAGGAGCCGAGTTTCCTGTATATGTAAACTATGAAACAAATTTTGTGAATTTGGCTCATCAATTTGCAGAAGGTATTAAGATATGTCGAGACACGCTTCACGAACCAGCGATCCAAGAACATTTAGATGAACAGCAAAAATATATTAAGCGATTTTACTCTTGGGATAAAAAAAGTTTAGAGTGGACAAATTTTCTTCAAGGTATACTTGATGCAAAACAATAAACCAATATGGCTTAAAAATGAACGACCTGTAAGTTTGTTTGTAGCTACTCCTGTACACAGCGATGTATCTATGCATTATGCTCAAACAATGCTTGAGTTACAAAAAGAATGCATGAAACGAAACATGCGAGTTATGTTTCAAATGATGAAGTCCTCTTTAATTACTCAAGGCAGAAATCTTTGTGTAAGTTATTTTTTAAATACGGATTTCACACACATGTTATTTGTTGACTCAGATATTGCTTTTGACCCTAACGCTATTTTTAGATTAATTGAACAGGATAAAGATATTATTTCAATACCTTATCCTATGAAAACAGCACAATGGGATACTTTAGTAAAAAAAATTAATAGTGGGCATATTAAGAATCCTGAACAATGTCAACATCATATGCTTCAATATCCTTTGTTGATAAAAGATGATAATACAGATATTAAAGTGACAAAAGGTGTTATTGAAGCTACACATTGTCCTACAGGATGTATGCTAATTAAAAGAGATGTATTTAGTAAATTAATTGAAGCGTATCCTGATAAAGAGATAGTTCAAAAAACTACAATTGATGGTAAGTATATGGATAGACCTCATTTTTATAATTTTTTTGATACTTACTATGATCCTAAAACTAAAAGATACCTTGGTGAGGACTTTGCTTTTTGTAGATTATGGTCAGAAATAGGTGGTAAACTTTACTGTTATATTATGAGTTATATAACTCATGTCGGTGAATTTCAGTATACAGGTAGAC